TGAGAATTGGCCTCTCGCCGCCGTGTTTAATAGGCGGATATCTCTCCAAATTTGACAAAAAACGAAAAATAAAGTATCATTACTGGAATGTATAACTTTGGTTATCATAAATTGAAAGGAGAAATTATATGAATTTAAAAATAAGTAAATGGTGCGAGATATTAGCATTTAAATTTAGACAGAAATCATTGTATTTTGAATTAAAACATTACATAAAAAATAATCAAACGTATCTTAGAAAGGTAAGGTATTGGGAGAGGGGAATGGGTAAAACATATACCCTTGTTGAATTGGCACATAAATTTAATTATCCAATTGCAGTATCTAATGATAGAACAGTAATGTATATAAAAGATAAATGCAGAGAATTGAAAATAAAAGATATAGATATTATTGTTTGTAATAATTTCACCAGAGGTAAGAAATATAAAAAGATTCTTTTTGAAGAAGGTATAGATGTAGATTATATTAACGAAATTTTAGCTCCAATGTGCGAATGTTTAATTGGATATATTAATCCTGATACATATAGTAATAAATCAAAATTTAAACAAGAATATGAGTGTAAATGGATTGGATAAACCAAAAATTAATAAGAATCCCATTACATAGGGATTAAACACTATTAACAAAGCCCGATATATTGGGATTTCTAAAAAGTTGTGATGAAAAACAAATTTGGTCATGATTTACTTATCAGTTATTATTAATTTTGTTTAATAAATAATTTATTTATTAAAATATAATCGATTGTATTGGAAATATTGAAGAAAGGAGGAAATACATAAATTGATTAATGTTTTAGAAACACCCTATAAGTCAATTGAGGTAGAAATAGTGGAGAATGAAGTCCAGATTCTATCTGAAGGTAATAAAATTACCTTTGTTACTGAAGGTGATGGTGAAGTTAAAATAGGGATTATAACTGGATTTAAAGGTTCAAAACCTGAAAAGGTAGAGATCGAAATGATACCAAGTGGTGCAGGGCATAAGGAAATTTGGTCAGTTATGAAAATGGAAGAAGGATCGTTAAAACTAGTTGAAGATACTGAAGAAGAAAATGATTAATATTGACAAAAATAAAAAATAAAAATAGGAGGAAAATATTACATATGAGTGATAAAATTAGAAACTTATCAAATGTAGTTACATTAGCAGGGAAAATTACTGAAATTGAAGTTAAAAAGGGCAAGAATAGAAACCTTTCTGCTGATATTATAATCAAAGGTGAAATCCAATTTGGGGATGCTAAGACACAGAGTAGAAAATTTGAAACATATGTTGCACAGTATAATGCAGAAGGAAAAGAAAATAAGCTTTATGATATGACGTTGCCTTTCGTTAATTCTGTTAAATCTGTTGCTAAAGTAGGTGAGGAAGAAGCAACGCTTGTTTCTATTCAGGGAGAATTTAAGGCAAATGATTATGTAAATAAGAAAGATATTCTCGTTGAAGGATTAAAAATAGATGCAAAATTCTTTAATGATTTTACAGAGTATCAAGGACTTGCTGATATTGAGGGATATATTCAATCTATTGTACCAGAAGTTAAAGGTGAAGAAGAGAAAGAAACAGGTAGATTAAGAGTTACCTTGATTACTACTGATTTCTTTGGGAATATAATTCCCGTTAAAAATATTATTGTACCAGCAGATATAAGAGAAGCATTTGAAGAAGGATACCAAGTAGGTCAAACAGCAAAATTATTTGTTGATTTTGTAGTTAATAAAGCTGATGAAAAACCTGTTAAAACTGGGGGGATAGGCAAACAAAGGGTAACTCAAGGTAAATCTTATGTTGAAATGATTCTTACTGGTGCTGATCCTGCATTTGATGAAGATGATGATATGGGAATCAGTTCGGAAGCAATCAGAATTGCATTGTCAGAAAGAAAATCAATACTAAACGATATTAAGGGTAAGGGATATCAAGGTGGTACTCAAAGTGGGAATAGTGGAACTTCATCCAATAGAAAAGGGTTAGGCTCAGGAAAGCCAGCACCAGTAGACGATGACGATTCCATCCCATTTTAATCAATGGGGTATGCACACGGTCAGAAGTGGACTAATGAATTAATTGAAAATAGAATATATGAATCAATGAAAGTACTAAAAATTAGTAGAATGCCTACAAGGTCTGAAGTAGATAAAGTATTTAATAATAAATCTCTTAGTAATAAAATTTCTAAGACATTAGGTTTTATGGGTTGGGCAGAAAAATTAGCCCTTCCTGTAAAAACTAGTGACTCAGTTAAAGGATGGGCATACGAAGAACAAGCAATAAAAGACATTGAAGAGAATCTACATATTAAAGGGGAGCTTACCCCTGTAAAATCACCGTATGATGTTAGTGTAGGATATTGCAGAATAGATGTTAAAATGAGTAATAAAATATATAATGAAGCGAATGGTTACTTTTATACCTTTAATATTAATGATAATAATTGTGGTAGTGATTTTTATTTAATTTATTGTGTAGATAATAATCAAATACAAAAAATATATATTGTACCTAGAATAGTTTTAAAGGATAAAAAGCAATTTAGTATTGGGGTATATAAATCAAAATATGATGAATATCTAAACAGATGGGATTTAATAGAGAAATTTAATGCTAATTATAAACAATGGTTGAATGATAATAAGATATCAATACAATAAAAAATAAAAAGGAGAAATAAATACATGGATTTAGATTTTACACAACCTAGTGTTACAGTAGTAGAAAAATCTTTAAAAGGAAAAAGTTTATTTATCTATGGTGATAATGGTACAGGTAAAACAGCCAATGCAGTAAAAGCATCTCGTCCTTTTGCTATTCCTTTTGAAAATGGATTAAATGCAATTGCAGGATTACCTTATTTTAAACCTGAAAAATGGGCAGATACAAAGAAAGTAGTAAAACAGTTTAGAAGACCAGAAGTTAAGGCATTATATGATACAATCCTAATTGATACAGCAGATAAATTGGGAGATATGTTAGAAAAATATATATGTAGTACATTCGGTATATCTGAATTGGGAGATGCGGATGGAGGAGCCGCATATTTAGCAGTAACTAAGTATGTAAATGAATTTATTGATGGACTTGTTAATGAAGGATATACAGTATTAATTATAGGACATGATACGGAAAAACAAATGAAATCCTCAAATGGTGAAAAATATATGCGTCATATTCCTAGAGGTAATAAAAGAGTTATTGCCGCAATTGCCGATGCAGTTGATATAGTGGGATATTGTGAATCTAATGGTTTTGATGAAGAAACAGGAGATGAAATACTTTCTACAATTTATTTGAAAGATGGGAAATATTTTAAAGCAAGATCAAGATGGATACATATCCAAAATTCTGTTACACCTTTTACTATTAAAGGCGTAGAAGAAGCTCTTATAGAAGCTATTAAAAAAGGTGAAAAAGAAGATGGTAGTACATACTATGTTGATAAAAAAACACCTCCTCCACCTACTGTCACAATAACTTTTGAAGAAGTATGTGATCAGTTAAAAGAAATCGCAAAAGAAGTAAAAGAAAAAACTGGAGAGTATAATATATATACTAAAGCAGTTGAAGGCAAATTAGGCGAGGGAATGAAAGTTAGCGATTGTACTCCAAAACACCAGGAAGTATTAGAAGAATTATTGGATGAACTAAAAGAAATAATAGCCGTGATATAGTAAAAATATAAATATATAATATAGAAGGGAAGTATTAACTTCTCTTCTATTTATACTATTAAGGTGATGGCATGAAAAATGAAAAGAAATTAAAATGTCCAGTTTGTGAATCTTATAATTACAAAGAAGAAGCAATATATTATCAAAAAAGATATTATTGCAAAGTCTGTTATGAAAATAAAACAAAAGAATCCAATGATTATAAAAATCTAATTCAATTTATTTGTGATATTTATGAAATTAATGTTCCTACGGGTTTTATGTTTGCTCAAATTAAGAATTTTAAAGACCAATATAATTATACATATAAAGGTATGGAGTTAACTTTAGATTATTTTTATAATGTAAAAACAGATAATACTCCAGATATAGATAAAGGATTAGGAATTATCCCCTATATTTATGAAGAAGCTAAACAATTTTTTATAGAAAAAAGAAATATAAAGAAAAACACAGAAGGTATTGATATTCAAGGTATCACTAATATAATTAATGTTATTCATATTAAAAAATCAGATCAAAGAGTAGAGAAAGATTATAAAAATATTGCAATAATTGATATTACTGAAATTTAAAAACTACTCATGATGGAGGTTGTTCATGTCAAAAAAGAAATTAACTAATTTTGTAAACAAACAAGCGATTAGAGAAGTGCTTGGTTGTTTAATTCAAGACCCAAAACTATTAAGAGAATATAAAATATCAAAATCCGATTTTCCTGAAGATTTTCATAAATTAATATTTGCTGCTATTAATAACCTATATAAAAGTGGAATTGAAACAATAGATGCAGTAGCTATAGATGAATACCTTTCTCATTATGAAACACAATATAAAATGTTTGAGAAAAATCAAGGAATAGATTTTATTTGTGATATTGAAGAATTAGCAAGTGTAGCCAATATTAAATATTATTATGAACAATTAAAGAAGTTTTCATTGTTGAGAAGGTATGTAGAGCATGGTATTGATGTATCAGATTTTTTTAATCCCAATGAAATAGACCCTATAACTATTGAAAGTCAACAAGAAAAATTAGATAGTAGTTCAATACAAGATATAATTAATCATTTTAAAAAGAAACATTTAGAAGTTGTTGCACCTTTTAGTATAGGGGAAGGTAGAGATACTAAAAAGGCAGGAGTGGGAGGATTAGAGCAAAAAGAAAAGTGGAAAAAAGATACTGCTTGGGGAATTGGGTATTCGAGTGCTTATTTAACTACAGTTTTTCATGGGTTAAGGAAAAGACGATTTACTGTTAAATCTGCTGGAACTGGAATAGGAAAGACTCGCACGACAATAGCAGATATAGGGTATTCATGCGCTCCTGCTTATTATGATAAAGAGAAAAAAGCATGGATTAAAAATCCTAATGGAATTAAAAACGGAGCATTATACATAGGGACTGAAATGGAA